AGACCCAGTGATGGGCTATTAGTATGGTAACTATAATTTGTAGTAGGTGTAATGTAGATAAAGACCTTATTGAATATGCGTGGCGTAAAGGGGTCTACAGAAATGAATGTAGGTCATGCTATGGTACACGGGATGAGGCATACTACGAAAATAGAAGAGCAGTAGCGGCTGAGTATCGTGCAAATAATAAGGAAGCTATCCGCATTAAGAATGCTAAATACAATAAAGAAAACAAAGCATATGTAGCAGAGAAAAATAGGAAATGGCGGCAGGATAACAAAGAAAGAGTTAATACTTATTGCGCCAATAGGAGAGCAGCTAAATTACATCGTACTATAGAATTAACACCAGCGTATAAAGCAGAGACTAGCGGCATGTACCTATATACTAAAATATTCTCTAAGGTAGGTGAATTGCATGTAGATCATGTAGTACCCTTACAAGGCAAGAAGGTTAGTGGACTACATGTTCCGTGGAACCTTCAAGTACTTCCCGCTGTAGAAAACCTACAGAAATCTAATAACTTTATTTGTGAGTAACAAATGGCAGAAGAACAAGTACCAGAACTAAGCACAGAAACCGCAGCACTAGAAGATGTCACAATGGCATCGGATGAAAAGCTATACGTTAGCCGCTTAGTCGATATAGTAAACGAGCGTTTTACAAAAGCTGAAACTTCACGTAGGCAGTACGAAGAACAGTGGCTGCGTAACTACAAGAATTATCGTGGTGTGTACAGTGAGTCTGTTAAGTTCACCGAAGCTGAGAAGTCTCGCGTATTCATCAAAGTAACTAAGACAAAGGTACTAGCTGCCTATGGTCAGATTACTGATGTACTATTCAGTGCAGGTCGCTTTCCTTTATCTGTAGATCCTACTGTGTTGCCTGAGGGTATCGTAGGTGATGTACACTATGATCCTATGGACTCTGAGCAATCAGGTGAAGCAGAGTCTCCCTATGGATTTGATGGAGATGGTAGAGACTTACCTGCAGGTGCTACAGAATCTTCTCTTAAACTAGGCCCAATGGAAGATAAGTTAGAGGGTAAGGATCTTAAAGAAGGTATGGGAGGATCTCCTACCTCAGTTAACTACAACCCTGCCATGCTTGCTGCAAAGCGTATGGAGAAGAAGATACACGATCAGCTAGATGAATCAGAAGCAACTAAGCAACTACGCTCTGCTGCATTTGAGATGCCGTTGTTTGGCACAGGTATCATGAAAGGGCCAATGGCTGTAGACAAAGAGTATCCTGATTGGGATGCGGAAGGTAACTACATTCCAGTGACTAAGACTGTGCCTAAGGTATCTTACGTATCTGTGTGGGACTTCTATCCAGATCCTGATGCTGCTTCTATCACAGATTGTCAGTACTCTATTCAACGTCATAAGATGAATCGTAGTCAGCTACGTGAACTTAAACGCAGACCTTTCTTCCGTAAAGATGTTATTGAAGATGTTATCATCCAAGGTGAAAGCTACGCTAAGAAGTACTGGGAGGATGATCTACAGGATTATCAAACAGACTCAGGTGTGGATCGCTTTGAAGTACTAGAGTACTGGGGCGTGATGGACATGAAGACTATTGAAGAGCATGACATTGAGATACCAGAAGAGTTAGAGTCTGCAGATGAACTGCAGGTTAACATCTGGATTTGTAATGATCGTGTAATTCGTTCAGTGCTTAACCCATTCAAGCCAGTACGTCTGCCTTACTACGCTGTGCCGTATGAGCATAACCCATACTCACTGTTTGGTATTGCACTGGCAGAGAACATGGACGATACACAGACTCTTATGAATGGTTTCATGCGTATGGCTGTGGATAACGCTGTGCTATCAGGTAACTTAATCTTTGAAGTTGACGAGACTAACCTAGTTCCTGGCCAAGACATGCAGCTATATCCAGGCAAAGTATTCCGTAGGCAAGGAGGTGCGCCCGGCCAAGCATTGTTTGGTACTAAGTATCCTAACGTGTCAGGCGAGAACTTACAGCTATTTGATAAGGCACGACAGCTTGCAGACGAGTCTACAGGCTTACCTTCTTTCTCTCACGGACAGACAGGTGTGTCAGGCGTAGGTCGTACTAGTTCTGGTATTAGCATGTTGATGAATGCTGCTGCTGGTGGTATCAAGACTGTTATTAAGAACATTGATGACTACATGTTAGGCCCAATGGGTAGGAACTTCTTTCACTTTAATATGCAGTTTGACTTTGATAAGTCTATCCGTGGTGACTTAGAAGTTAAGGCCCGTGGCACAGAGTCTCTCATGGCTAATGAAGTACGTAGTCAACGCTTACTACAGTTCCTACAGGTGGGTGCTAATCCTAACTTGGCACCTTGGATGAAGTCACAGTACATTATTCGTGAGATTGCAAAGTCAATGGAACTAGATCCTGATAAGGTAACTAACAACATTGAAGAAGCACAAGAGCAAGCTATGGTAATGCAGAAGCAACAGGCTGAAGCACAAGCACAAGCTGGCCCTGCACAAGGCGCACCACAACCATCTGATCCTACGGGAGCAGGTAATGGAAACATAGGAATGGGTCAAGTACCAACTCCTGATGAACAAGGATTTAGTGGTAATGAACCTCAAGCCCCTCAACCTCCTATGCAGTAACAAAGATGCCTATGAGACATTCACAGAATACTTGGATGTACTCATAGAGCAACAACACCGAAAGATGGAACAAACTACTAACACACAGGAAATGTTTCAGTCGCAAGGTGCCATCCAGCAATTAAGATCATTGAAGTATTTACGAGAGAGAGTTAACGATGAGAATTAAGTATCGCAGTGGTTACGCAGAAGGCGGTTTTTTAGACGATGGTGCTAGTGTAGATCCTATATCAGGCAATGAAGTTCCCACTGGATCTTTAGCAGAAGAGGTACGAGATGATGTGCCAGCACAGCTAAGTGAAGGTGAGTTTGTCGTTCCTGCTGATGTTGTGCGATACATTGGTTTAGAAAAGCTTATGCAGATGCGTGACCAAGCTAAGTCGGGTCTAGCTGAGATGGAGCAAGAAGGACAGATGGGTGGCTCTCCAGCACCTGCACCTGAGATGCAAATGCAACCAGAGATGTCAGGTGGTATGGAAGACATTGATATAGATTCTATGATTGATGGTATGGAAGATAGTGGGGTTCAGCAGTTTAATACTGGTGGCTTTGTACAGCGTGAAGATGGTAGTTGGGCATACAGTGATGCAGAGGAAGACTCTGGTGATATTAACTATGCTGATATTATGGGAAGTGACTTTGGAACTGTTCCTACTACAGAGACAATGACGTATATCAATGCAGACGGACATAAAATTTATATTCCTGTTATTGATGGTGAGCCAGCCTATGCTGCTCCAGAAGGATACACGTTAGTAGCGGCAGAGGAAGAAGTGCCAGAAGATCCTGCTACAGATCCATCCGCACAGTTAGAGGCTGCTTATAGACCTAGTACAACAGACTCTCCTAGTAGAGACTTTGTTCAGAGTGGGGATAGGGAACGTCAAGAAGCAGAAATTGTTTCTTCAGATAGGTTAGGTCGGGATCGTTTACAGAATCTAAAGTCACAAGCTAAGTCTAATATGACACAAGATGAGGTAGATGGTATTTGGAATCAAATGACTCAGCAAGAAAAGTCAATCTATGAAGATCGTATGAAAGATCCTAAGTGGATGGATGCAACTCTTACAGAGGGTATGGCACCTGTAGATCGTATGTTTGCAGCAGTACAAACTGCTAACGCTATAAATACTAGAAAAGGTCTGTCATTAAATAAAAGTGATACTAGTACTTACTCTGACGAGCCTATTGATTTTAAGAAGATGGCTAAGGTTATTGGCAGTGCATTAACTTTTGGCATACCAGGATTTTTGACAGCAGCTAAAGTAGGGGAGTTAGGCATAGACAGCGAGGAAGTACTAGCTGCCGCCAAGGAACTTGTACTGTCGGGTATTGGTCAAGGGTCAGGTCGTACAGGGGATGAAGGTACTCAACCTCCTGCTTCTACTCCTACAGAATATAATCAAGCTTACTGGAAAAAGAATTTCTATGATAAAGGTCTGGGCAAGGATTCTGCAGCAATAGCAGCAGAGCAACTACGCATTGCTGAAGAGACAGGAATGAATGCGTATGGTAATGACCTTACTGCAGAACAAATTAAAGCTGTAAATAAAGCAGCCAGAGAAAAAGACCTTGCGGATAAAGCAGAACGTACTATAGCTGAACGTAAAGCAAAAGCAGATGAAGCAGCAGCGTTAGATAAGCAAGAACAAGACAGGGCCGCTGCAAATGCCCAAGCCTTAGCATTAGATAAGGCAAGGAAAGATCAAGCAGCAATAGAAGCAGCAAAAGCAGCCGCTTTAGCCGCACAAAATAATTTACCACCTTCTCCAACTAGGGGCGGTGGCAATGGTGATCCTAGTAATCCTAAAGGTAATAATAATAATACCCGTGGGCCTGTGGGGGGTAGTACTTCTGGCCCTAAGACTAGGGGTAACAAACAAAGAGAAGGAACAGGGCCGCAAGCTGGGCAAACAATGTACGCTCAAGGAGGTCTAGCTACAAAGATGAAGCCAGCCGTTAAAAAGATGCGTAATGATCCTACAGCAGGGATAGCATCTAAGAAGATAGCAAAACAGAAAGCAAAAGCTAAAAAGGGAGCTTTGGCAGCAAAACGCACTTAATACCCTTTATTGGCTACCTAAGATCGGGGGGTACAATACTGTACCTTCCCCACTGTTAGCCCCAAAAAGAGAGTAAAATCATGGAAGCAATGCAAGCAGTAAAGAGTACACCTGCAGTTAAAGGATTTATGCGAGTTGATACTAAAGAAGCACGTATGAAGAAGGATGAAGAAGAGTTAGCAGCATTAAAGGCAGAGCAAGGTATGACACCTGAGGAACGCCAAGATGATGCAACACCCGATACAGCAGAAGAGCGATCTTTCAAAAAGCGGTACGGGGATTTACGTAGGCATCAGCAAGAACAGAAGAGCGACTTTGAAGAACAGATTAAGTCATTAAAGTCTGAATTAAAAGCTACATCAACTGGTGACATGGAACTACCTAGCACTGAGGACGAGATTGCAGATTGGGCAAGTAAGTATCCTCAAGTAGCTAACATCATGCAGACAATGGCATTGAAGGCTGCAAGGGAGCAGAACGAAACTCTTAGTACTCGTATGAAAGAGATTGATGATCTGCAACTTAGTGCTAACAAAGGTAAAGCAGAAGCACAGCTATTACAGATTCACCCTGACTTTGAACAGATCCGTGAAGAAGATGCATTCCATGATTGGGTAGATGCACAGCCTAAGTGGGTACAGGATTCTTTATATCATAATGAATCAGACGCAACTAGTGCTGCTAGGGCAATTGACTTGTACAAGTGAGACGCTGGCATTACTAAGAAGAGTAAAGGAAAGAAGGGTAATAGTCGCAGTGCTGCACAAGACGTTAGTGTTAGTGGAGGTTCTGCACCAACAGAAGGCTCAGGTGAGATGCAATACCTAGAGTCTGATGTAGCTAAGATGGATATTCGTGAGTATGAAGAGCATCAAGATGCAATTGCTAAGGCAATGCGTAGTGGTAACTTTGTATATGACGTATCGGGTAAAGCACGTTAATATTAAATTAATGTTAAATAACACTTGACATTTAACTAAAAATCAGTATAACTGTACCAAACCGCTAGTGTAGCTGGACTGATCCTCTAGTTGCACTAGCACGTTACACAAGCGTAGGCTCCATTCGGCTACCCTATACTAAGTAACAAAATATGTTCTGCAAATTCGTGTATAACATATAAGCAATCACAATAGTAAATAGACAAACCTGCTCAGACAAGGCCCAGTGTTATACCGAGTCGATCAACTCACGTAACCTGCACCCTTCAACGACAGCCTCTATGGTATTGTAATAGCTCCATTACAATTTATATAGGAGTATATATCATGGCTTTTGCACAAGCGAGTGGTTATACCAACTTAAACTCAGGTAATTTTTCACCTGTAATTTATAGCAAACAAGTACAGATGGAGTTCCGCAAGTCAGCAATCTGTGAAGCTATCACCAACAGTGATTACTTCGGTGAGATTGCCAATGCTGGTGACTCTGTACGTATTATCAAAGAGCCTGAGATTTCTGTTAGTGCCTACACCCGTGGTACTGCCATTGCTACTCAGGATTTAACTGACGTAGATTTCACTTTAACTGTAGACAAGTCTAACTACTTTGCATTTAAATTGGATGACATTGAAGAGCAACAGACCCACATCAACTGGCTGACTATGGCTAGTAATCGTGCGGCCTATCGTTTGGCTGACCAGTATGACCAAGAAATCTTGGGTTACTTGTCTGGTTACAAGCAAGGTGCTTTACATGCTAACGCTGGTGTTGTTAACACTACTGTCTCTGGCACAAAGGCTAATGCTGCTGCTGGTTCTGACGAATTGTTAGCTGCTAATAAGCTTAAGAAGAGCGACTTTGGCAACATCACTACCTCAAGTGCTGCTGACCATTCTATCCCTCTAGCTGCCCGTCTATCTGGTGCTACTGCTGTAGCTACTGCTACTGCCACTCCGTTGCAAGTAATTGCACGTATGGCTCGTATCATGGATCAGAACAACGTGGACAAGCAAGGCCGTTGGTTGGTTGTGGATTCTGTATTCCAAGAAGTGTTGGCAGATGAGGATTCTCGTCTATTGAACATGGATTGGGGACAGTCTGGTGGTCTACGCAATGGTTTGATGTTGGACAACTTACATGGTTTCCGTGTATACGTTTCTAACAACCTTCCTTCTGTAGGTACTGGTGCAGCAACTGCTGGTTCTGCTAACCAAAACACCAACTATGGTGTGATTGTTTCTGGTCACGACTCAAGTGTTGCTACTGCACAGCAGATCAACAAGACTGAGACTTATCGTGATCCAGATAGCTTTGCCGACATTGTGCGTGGTATGCACTTGTATGGTCGCAAGATCCTTCGTCCAGAAGCTCTTGTTGTAGCAAAGTATAACGTAGCCTAAGCGTTATCACCGAGGGGGTGGGCAATCTGCCCCCTTTCTTTTATTATGTAAAGAGTAAAAATAATGGCAACTTATGTCTCACTTGCAAATGAAGTTCTCAGACGACTCAATGAAGTACAGATTGATGCGGCTGGTGATGGATTTGATACTCTTAGAAATGTCCAAGCTCTTGCTAAAGATGCTATCAATAGTAGTATCAGACGTATACTGCAAGATGGTCAAGAGTGGCCTTTCATTAAAACAACATACACACAAACGCTA